TACTTTTTATCCAACACGCCAGGTTGTATTAGCGGATCGACCACTGCAGATAAAAATTTATCATTGGCAGGGGTTTGAAAAATTACAGGCAGTAGTTCTACTGATCTACGTATAGGTAGTTGACTATTGGGAAATTTATCAGCAGCCATTAATAGGATCCTCCACTGCTTGACGATGTGCTACTGCTGGTCTGATATGTTGTGATCTGTGTATTTTCAGATTGCACACTTGTGTTTGTTCTTATGCCTATTTCGGACGCTGTGATTGCGGACACAATTTCTATATCATCCACTGTAGCGGCGCTGATTAAAATTTCATCAGGGCTGCTTTGTATTTCAAATAGGCTGCCAAATGCTTGACTAGATTGCCTTGGAATAATAACAATATTTGCCAAATCTGGTGCTACTGTATTCAAGATATATGTGGTAAGTTCACCCATGTAGAATCTGTCTCCAAAATCCCAATTATTAATATCAAAGAAATTATTGATTGCTGAAATAATTCTTACCTTGAGATCATTATCGTTGATAGATAAATTTTGATTTTTAACAACTTTGAATATCGACTGGAGAGCAGGATCTGCCTTGGCCCCGAACAAAATTTTGTATTTAACGGGATGATATATTATATCATCACTTATGCTTTTTATCGAGGACAGTGCAGAACCAAATGTTGTTCTCAAGGCCTCGCTGGTAGGCGCTACTGGTTGCATGTCTGTGCCTCCTGCCAGATATATTCTATAGCTTTCATCATAACTTCTAATTAATAGAAAAATGTCAATGATATTACTCGAAGAAGGATCTATTCTTCTATCAACGCTGGCGTTGTGTATGTATTGAAATTTGAGATTTCTTCTACCTACTGCTGCAGAATATTCATTGGCAATGTCTAGAGTGTTGGTTGTTCGATTCACACGTTTGATTATATTCTCACTGATATCATAAAAATAAATTAGTTGTTGATCAGGATATGTTAAAGAATCTGTTAGATCCACATTGTCCTGTTTGTCTCTTACTAATATAAGATCTGTAGTGTTATCAACTAATGTGTTGATTCTGCTGCCGTATATATCGTTTGAGCTTTTAAAAAATAGAAAATTTAAATCTGTGTCAACACCTACTATATTTTCAAATGATTCAGGATTATCTATCACACCGTCATCGTCAGAATCTTTGAAACTCAATTTAATTTCACTGGTGCTTTCATACCCGTCATCAAACTTTAGTGTATCACTGATTTCGAATGCAAAATCTTGAACCAATTGAGTGACGAAATCTTTTCCGGTATTAACACCAAGAACCTTGATCTGATCTTTGACCACTGCTCCTATCTGGTCATTGTAGCGTTTTTCATTTACATCAAAATAAAATCTATTCTGATTCACACTGCCAAAAATATAACCAAGCTTTCTAATTCTAACGGTGTAACTATCAGGTTGTTTGACAAAAGCCACTATCCAAGAACTGTCAACGTTTGTACTTGTGGTGTCTCCGGCCTTGCCAAGGATGAAATCATCTACAAGATTAAGATTGTTGCTGGTAACTAGTTTCCACTGTGATTCAGTGGATTCGTATCTCAATCCAAAATTTTGATTTTCAAATATCTGATTGACAATTTCTGTTTCAAGAGCTACGGGCAAATCATTGATAAATCTTGGTAATATTCTAGTAGCAATGGCTCCTGTTGGCACAGCAATATTCAATAATATAGGACCAAGACCTTTAATATAAGTTCCGTCCCCAGTGACTTTGATTATTTTAGTCCATATATAATCTGTTTGATCTGCGTCATTAACATCGGCTGGGACCAGTTTTCCTTTTTTAAATCTGCTGCCTGTGGGTGCTGTAAATTTCACGGCTGCATTAGTCAACACATATTTTAAATTGCTGGTTGAATATACTCCAACCGGCAGCTGCGAATTATCTATAATATTTTTAAAATAACCTGTGCTGGTTGCTGTAGAAATAGATTGCCATACTGTGTTGGCATCAGTGAATAATATTTTATCAAATTTTGTAAAATAAAAATTATAAATTTCAGAATCAGTGAATACAGGTTCTAGATTTCGTCTAATAAAATTGATAATATCTATTCTATTTGTAAATTTAAACGACAGTACAGATTCGTCTTGTTGTTTGTAAATGTATCCGTCACTGCCAAACACATTGATACTGCTGTACTTGCCGGTGGCATCTAAGATATCAAAATTTCTACTGATGCCGCTGCTGGTTCTGTTTACTGCCTTGATTTTTACAATGTTCTGTGATCCTAGCAGTGGTGCAAGATTATAATCTTCTGCGGTGATCATTCTATTTTGAGTGTAATAGACTGCAGGAGCATTGGCACGAATGGTATCTATGTCTTCCGAAGCTGCGGAATTGGCCACTGTATTCTGTAGAGCAAGGCCAATAGTCAGTGTATGTTCTACGTTATTTTTGTTGCGGTACACTACCGAAATATTGATTCCTTTCAACTCATTTGGGTATATGGTATATGATAACCCAATGCTGGTTCTATAAAATACTCTGAACGATCCCTGTGGCAAATTACCGTAGACGCCGTCAGCGAACACAAGATCAATGTTGTCATTTTCTTTGGTGTTGATAGCATAGATGTTACGTATGTCTTGTGTTATGCTGTTATATGCTATGTTGTTGCCCACTAAAGAAGATACCTTGGTCCATTCCTCTAACTGGGCGCCCTGTGAATTCAAAGAAAACAACCATACGTCATCATTGTTGATGTTGCCTGCGTCTACAGCAATTTTTTCATTGGTGGTCGGCACGGCTACTGTAAAATCTGCTAATTCCAAGCTGCCCTGTTTAAACAGTATAAAAAATCCTGTGTTGGCACTTCCTGGTCCAGATCCATCATTCTTGTACACAAATCCTAATTGATTACCCGGCACTGGAGGTTCTTCGTATATATTTTCACTGTTTTTAAAAGCTGTGCTTACTATTTCAAAATTCACACTTCTACTGGCCACAGTTTTAGAGAAGGAAAACAAAGGCACATCTGTGTTTGCTGTGCGGAATCTATATTGTTCTGTAGGAATGCCTTGTATGATCGCAGATCCTTGACTGCGACCAAATTCTGTGTTGTCTGCCATGGACGAGTTCAGCACAGTGAGAAATTGTTCCAGCCAGTTAGCGTTGGTAGGATCGTTCCAGGTTATCAGTTGCTGAGCAAGATTTTTTCCGTTGCTGTCTAAGATAGTGTCAGTGGTTCTGATTGTAGAAAATTTCAATAAGCCGCTTGCAGCCACAGTGCGTTTGGCATTATAACTCAGCATTCGAGCTATGCGCAGCACACTTTCTTTGGTTTCTGCAAGTTCAATGAAATTTTCTCTGCTGGCAAGATCTATACGGAATGCTAGACTCTGTCCTAGAAATGCCACTGCATCAATCAATGCCATGTATTCAGAACTTTCTATGTAGTCATTGAAATCTTCTGGATAATTTTCACGTAGATACGTGATGATAACTCTGCGCAGATTTTCAAAGTCGTAGCTGCGGAAATCCGCGTTTTTAAACGTCTGATATATCCTGGTCCAATCTTGATTCAGTATGAGGTTGTTTTGTCTGCTGGTTGTGGTCATACCAATATTTACCCTTAAAAATAAACTGCTTAGTTAATCACACTATTGTTTTTGTCAAAATTCAAGGTCATGCGTTCTGTGATATTGAATGGAATATAGACTAAATCTGCCTGAATTCGCATGCCTTGATCTGTGCTGTCTATGTTGATTTCAGTGACTGCGAATCTAGGATCATAGTTGATGATAGCTTCTACATCCTTGGCTATGATTTCTTTGACGTCTGGGGTAAAAGGTTCAAACAGCATGTCCCAGATCACTGTGCCGAATTCTGGGTTTTCTAATTTTTCGCCCTTGCGGATATAAAAATGATTGATTAAATCCTGCTTGACAAGATTGATATCATAGAGTTTGAAGTTCTTGTTGGCTTCACTGGAACTGAATCCTTTGTAGGTGAATTGTCCTTGATTCTGCGTCACTGTGGCAGAACGCTGTGCTGCTGTTTGTTGATTGTATAATCTCGTTGCCATGATTAGGTGTTCCTGTCAGTTTTATCTGGTGTTAGCAGATCCGGTGCTCGGTGTTCATGCAGAGCCCAAGGTTCATGCATGGGTATGCGTTTCATGAAGCTTTTCACAATGCCTGCTTGATAACGCTGATCCCAACCTGCTGCTGTACTAGTAGCCGGATTGTCTCT